ACCCTAGTCATTACGCCAGCGGTGGTATTGAGTGCATTGATGCAATTCAGGAGTCAATGTCCGAAATTGCATTTAAAGGGTATCTTAAAGGGAATATACAGAAATACCTATGGCGCTATGAGATGAAAGGCAAGCCAGCAGAGGATCTTCAGAAAGCGCAGTGGTACTTGGCAAGGCTGTTGAATGTCGTGGTATTTGAGGATGAAGAGTAATGGCTATTAAGCGCGACGCAGCAGATAAGTGGTTCAGTGATGTTGTAAGGCAGAAGGCTGGCTTTGAGTGTGAACACTGCCACAGGCAAGATGGCCGGATGGAGTGCGCCCACATATTCGGCAGGGCCGCAAAGTCTGTGAGGTGGTCAATGATGAACGCTGTATGCCTATGCCATTACTGTCATCTGACCTTTACCGCCAACCCTTTAGACTTCACGGCATGGCTTGAGCAGTACAAAGGCGAAGCGCATCTGGCCATTCTGAGGGAAAAATGGCTGGTTTTAATGAAGACTAACAAGCTTTTAAGGGCTGAGATAGCCAAGCATTACAGGGAAGAACATAAGAAAATGCTTGCCAGTGAGAGCTATGAGCCAGTTTCTTACAATTAATTTTGTTTATTTGTATAAAAAGGCTTTACATTGTCAATAGAAAGCCCCATAGTATCACCTCATTCAACGAAACGGGATTTACACCATGACTAAATTAACCTCCAATCAAGAAGCGGCGCTTGCAGTGTTCCATAACTCTATCGAATCTGAATCAGATTTCGACTGGGGTGATTACTTCTGGATGGATGACCTGATTAAATTGCTCATCCAAGACGGCTGGAATCGCAAAAGTGCAGAAGGGACTATTGGCAGTTTGCTAGAGTCAAGCCAAAGCGGGTTGCAAGATTTTGAAATGGTAGGGCACCCCGAGAAAGGCGACAAGCGAGAAATGTTATATGTTGTTTTTCACGAACCTAGCTGGGCTTAACCCATCAACCGCCCCTTCGGGGGCATTCAAACTAAGGGGAAAGAAATGAAAATCAAAGTCGAATGTACGCTTGAGGTTGATCCAAAAGTAATCAAGCAATTAATGCAGAAAGGTGGTCTGGCTGATGGTGAGGAAACCATGCAGTATTTTGTTAGGTCTCACGTTATATCTGCTGGCGTAGGGGTTTTAGATGAGGCACTTTACCATGCGCATCTTCCAGATGCTGTTGATGTTATTAAAACCAACATATAAGGGGGACGACATGAAACACTCATTAAGTTACAGCCAGCTAAATAAAATCGACCAAGCTGCTGAAGTCAAAAAAGACAACCGCATGGGCATCATTGCCGCTGTGGTTTTATTCTCACTGTACTGCATGGCTTCAACTATGGAATACAACGACTGCCTTAAGGGGGTTTGCTAATGTCCGATTCACTACGCGCCTTTAAAGACTGGCTTTCTGACACACTGCCAGAATACGCCCCTCAGTACCGGCACTTCACTGGTGAGCTTATTGACTATACCGATGCTCACAAAGATGATATTTGCTACAACTTTTTGATGAATTTTCCGACTTGGTGGGATGACGTACTCCCACCGGCTACTTCTTGCAGAGTTGGGTTTATAGATAAGCTGTACAACAACTCCCTAAATGAAGACCTGTCTGACATTATCCGTGATGACATCTACCTATCGCTAGAAAACCACCTAAGCGAGATCGTTGAGGAAGTCTATAACGATGTCTTTAATATTCAGCCTGAAGAGTTTGCAGGCTACGGAAGGGGTGAATAATGGAAATCTTTGCTAATGTATTTTTTTATGGGCCTTTTGCAGTTTTTTTAGGGCTTGCAGTCTACGGTATGTACGTTCTTGAAGTAGACAAGTCTGAGGCAAGGAGGGCAAAAGATGATGAGTGATCGAGAGAAAGAAGTGGCTAAGATGATCGAAGAGATCAACCACCTAGCCGACAAGCTAATATCTGATACCTACACCTTCAGATACAAGGTGGCAAAGCGGATGCTTTTTCTTGCATCATTAGGGGCGCTGTTTAGCTTCATAGCTATATCGCTACACGCTTATTTGAATTAGATCGAGGTTCCCCCGACCTTTGAAGCTGGCTTGGTTCACCAGTGATCGAGAACGAACCTATATCATTTATGGTATAACTTGCATGATAAACCGTCATTTTCGATCATAGCCGATTACCCCTATAATCCCCGCTTAATAACTGTCGAGGTGTATTGTGGTTCTGTATGGGATAATTTGCGTAGTGGTAGGGCTAACGGCTATAGCCAAAGATGAATTTAAAAGAGACTCCTAACGGGGTCTTTTTTTATGGTAGAATGCAATAACCTTTACTGAGTAAAGAAAACTGATATTATGTTAAGGCCAATAAAGCAGAAATGCGGGAGGCAGACATGAAGCAGTTACAGATTACCCAACGTATATTAGATTGTGAAGAGCATGGCTGGTATGACTTGCTAGTAAAAGTAGATAATATCACGCAGAATATAATGGAAAACCCAGCGGCAACTTTTCAGATAAAGGCTGCTCTAATCCTTTGGTGCGACTCAGTAGACCTGAGAAGCAGCTCGTTACCGCCAGACGAAGATAGCGTAATGCAGCATCATCCAGCGATGAGCCATAAAGAAACCTTCGGGACAGAGGCATAATGACCGGACGACCTCCTTGGATACCTGACGAAGAGATATGCGACCAAGCGGCAGAGATGGCTTCTCGCGGCCTCACGATCTCACAAATAGCCGATTGCTTAGGCATAAGTGAGAGAACCGTTTACGATAAGCAGAACCAATATCCTCAGTTTTTGCAGGCTATAAAAAGAGGCCGAAGCTCTGGCATGGATCAAGTCACCAACAAGCTGTTCGAGAAAGCTATGAGTGGTGACAACACGGCAATTATCTTTTATCTAAAGCATAGAGACAGAGAGAACTGGGGCGACCAATACATCGAGCCAGTCAAAGAGATACCGCAAATCAATATCACGGTAGACCCGCGTGCAATTAACCCTTCCGCAGAGTGAGATCTTTCTCTGCCCTAGCCGCTTTGTTTCAGTGGTGGCTGGTAGGCGCTTCGGGAAAACCTTTCTCTCTACTGGGAAGCTGTTAGAGCAAGCAATCAAAGGGCCAAACAGAAATGTCTGGTATGTGGCCCCAACCTACGGCGCTGCTAAAGAAATTGCTTGGGATATGCTGATAGCCTCTATACCACCAGAATACGTTTCTAAGACCAACGAGACTAGCCTAACCCTACGCCTCATCAATGGCTCTGTAATCGCTCTAAAGGGCGCAGAGAAGCCAAATAACCTACGCGGGCGAGCTTTGGACTTTGTTGTCCTTGACGAGTTTGCAGATATGAGGCCCGAAGCATGGTATGAAGTGCTTAGACCGTCATTATCTGATCGGCAGGGCGGCTGCTTATTTATCGGAACGCCAAAGGGAAGGAATCACTTTTACGACATCTGGGGTAAAGGTATTGATGGCGATGCTAATTGGTCTAGTTTTCAGTACACGACTTTGCAAGGTGGCAACGTACCAGAAGAGGAAGTTGCTGCTGCCCGTAATGACTTAGACGAGCGCACATTTCAGCAGGAGTATGAGGCTGCATTTGTCAACTACAGCGGCATCATTTATTATGGCTTTAGCCGTGAAGATTCGGTTCAAAAGATAGAGGACAACAACAGCACTTTGCATATCGGTTTAGATTTCAATATCGACCCGATGAGTGCCGTTGTTTGTTTGCGTCATGGCAATACGCTGCTGGCTATAGATGAAATAGTCATGTTCGGCTCTAACACCGATGAGATGGTTGCTGAGATACGCTCAAGGTATGGCGACAGACCTGCTATAATCTATCCTGACCCAGCCTCACGCCAAAGAAAGACAAGCGCAGGCGGTAGAACAGACCTGAGCATTTTACAAAACGCAGGCTTCAGCGTTAAATCGAAGAACAGTCACGCACTGGTACGGGATCGTATAAACGCGGTAAATAGCAGATTGCTCTCTAGCAGTGGTGATCGCTATTTGTATATAGACCCAAAATGTAAACAGACGATTAAGGGTTTAGAGCGTCAGACGTACAAAGAAGGGACTAGCGTGCCTAACAAGGACGGCTACGACCACATGAACGATGCTTTAGGCTACTTGGTAGAATACCTGTTCCCAGTACGGACAGA